TTCATAATCATCTTCCATTGTGATATTATCTAAATTTATAGCAACATCTCTCTTTTCTTTTAAATTACCTAAAAAATTAAAAAGAGACTTAGCTGTAAAGGCTATAAGAACTCATGCTAGGGCAATAAAGGATCCTAGAAGTCCTGAAGAGGTTAAGAACTACTTTAGGATGTATGTTTCTGGATATACTATGCAAGAAGTAGCAGACTACTTTGGAGTTAAGAAAAGTAGGGTTGATCGTACATTGATTAAGTTAGTTGGAAGTACTCGTGCGTGGAAAAAGCTTAGTAGAGAAAATAAAATGCGTAGACTTTCAGGGGTTAAGCCTTTAAAAATTAAAAAGTTTATGAAAGAAATAGGACTAAGAGTATGAACGTTGAAGTTAAAATATACGTAGTATCTACACTCTTACAAGAGCTGTTAGATGAAGCATCTTATGATACGAGGTTTAAACATAGGCTGAAACATACTATCAATACCTTACAGAAAGATCTAGATAAGATGTTAGATGTAACTATTGGAAGTGATGAGCTTAGCTTATATTTGTCGAATGCTGGTAAAGCATTAGAAGATACACTAGAATAAGGGGAGGAATATATACTAATTTAAAACAGTCGCTGGTTATACTTTAGTAGCCTCCCCTAAATTTTTAAACTAAACTAGAGATGAACCCTCAAGAGAATAGAATAGTTCTTATTCAAGCGCTAACTTTCATAATAGCAATAGCTGCTATTATGAGGTTACTTATTTATTTAACAACCAATTAAATTAAGATTATGACTGAAGTAAATGAAGTCGATAAGTATCCTAGTACACCAGACCAGGTGTGCAGGGAGATCTACGAGTATCTAGCCTTCTTAGATGAAGGCGGTAAGCCTGTAATGACTGTAGAACAGATTCATGATTGGCTAGGACATATGTTATACACACTAAAAGAAAAGTAAGGTTATGGAAAATATGGATCAACTGTGCGAGAATGTTCGCAAGTGGGCAGAAGACAAGCGTCTTCTGTTTTCGTTTAATGCACCTCATCAGATGCTAAAAGTAGTAGAAGAACTTGGTGAGACTGCAGGTGCTATTGCTAAAAATAAAGAAGAGGAGATCAAAGATGGTATTGGAGATACTTTTGTTACTCTTATTATCCTAGCTCACCAGTTGGGTATGACTCCTCAGGAATGTTTAAACCAAGCTTGGAATGAGATTAAGAATCGTACAGGTAAAACCGTCGATGGAGTATTCATCAAGGATGATACTGATGTTTAGATGGATTGCACGTTGGTGGAGAAACGTCACCAGAGAAAATTATGTACATATAGTTACATACACAAAATTTGATGACGTACAATACTCGACCTGCTTCTACAAGATGGAAGATGCAATAGAGTATGCTGAAGGTTTAGAGAGATCAGGTAGAGCTGTTTACATAACTAATGCTGAACTACTATGAAAATAACACATACATACGACGGCATAGAGTTAGACATTGAGCTTGATTTTTACAAGTTTATACCTCAAACTCATCTTGATCCTGGGTCAGATGGATACGTAGATATAATTGACGTAGTTCATAAAGAAGAATCTATCTATGAGATTATATCACCTATTGTGATATCTCGAATGGAAGAAGAACTTTATGAAGAGTTAGAAGACTTACAAAACTTATAACTATGACTTACTTTGTAACAAATCAGATGGAGCTTTTTAGTTCCTATCCCCCGACTATTCAGCATAGGTCTCTGTCAGCTATGATAGATGATATCTCGGATTACCGAGTACTCGCTGTCGATACAGAAACTGAGGGCTTTGATCCTCATACCTGTGGGCTTATCTATTTACAGATAGGCACTGGTACTAATGAATATGTGATTGATGTTGCAACAGTAGACATTAGCCCTCTTAAGAATGTGCTGGAGAATCGAACTCTTATTATGCATAATGCTAAGTTCGATCTCCGGTTTCTATTCAAACAAGGTTTCATATGTACCAAAGTCTTTGACACTTTCCTAGCCGAGACTGTCCTGACTACTGGTATGAAGAAGCCTGCTGGCTACCGTGGTCTTGATGGATGTCTACGAAGATACTTAAAAGTACAGCTACAAAAAGAGATCCGAGGGCTTATACATAAAGAAAGATACTCGACAAGGGTTATCCAGTATTCTGCAGCCGATGTGCAATATCTGCACAGTCTGAAAGAATCACAGGAACTAGCCCTTGATAACAATGATCTTTCTAGATGTATGGCTCTCGAGAATAAGTTCGTTGTAGCTCTTGCTTACATTGAGTACTTCGGTATCTATCTTGACTCACAGAGCTGGTCTAAGAAGATGGAGGAAGATAGCAGTGAACAAGCTAGGTTAGAAAAGGAACTAGGCGATTGGGTGATGAAACATTATCCTAACAGCAAGTTTGTAGATAACCAACTAGATCTGTTCTCTGAAGGACTTAAGTGCTCTATCAACTGGAAGTCTGATAAGCAAGTGTTAGAACTCTTTAAAGCTGTAGGTATAGATACCTATGATGCTAAGGAGAACAAACACAGCGTAGATATACGGCTACTAGAATCTCAGATAGATAAGTTCGAGATACTGAAGACCTACCGTGCTTACAGTAAAGCTACTAAGCTTGTAAGTGCCTTTGGTGAAAGTATCCTGAAGTCAATAAACTCTGAGACTGGCAGGGTGCATACTACATTCAGACAGATCAAAGATACTGGTCGTATGTCTTGCGGGGATAGACGTACTAATAGTCCTAATCTACAGCAGATACCTAGTGACGATAGACATCGGAGTTGTTTTACTGCAGAGAAAGGTAACAAGATGATTGTTTGTGACTATGCGTCTCAAGAGTCTAGAATACTTGCTGATATATCTAATGAACCTAACCTTGTGAAGTTCTACACAACTGGTGGGGCTGATCTTCATTCGTATGCTGCCCAGGTAGTATACAAGGAGCTAGCATCTGTCACACTGGAGGACATCAAGAAGTTCCATAAGGATAAGAGGCAGGTAATGAAGGGCTTCAACTTTGCACTAGCTTATGGTGGGACAGGTGAAACAGTTAGTAGAAACCTGAACATTCCTATTGATATAGCTAAGAAAGCAGAGGAGGATTACTTCGCTGCCTTCAGTGGACTTAAGAGTTATTTTGAGATGGCTAAGAAGAAACCACTAGAGTTTGGGTATGTTCTTATTGATTCTGTTAGTGGTCGTAAGTCGTTTATTGACTTCTACGATGACTATCTAGAACTAGATACGACTATAAACGAACCAGGTTTCTGGGATGATTACCGTCAGCATAAATCATTTGAGACTGCAGAGTTCAAGAATCATTACAAACCTACTGTTAGAGAATACTTTAAACTAAAAGGTATGATCGAGCGTAAAGGTTTGAACTATGTGATTCAAGGTACTGCTGCTTCTCAGACTAAGTATGCTGGTATCAAGCTATTCAAATGGATACTTGACAATAATTACTTCGGAGTGGTTAAGGTTGTTAACCTAGTCCATGACGAGATAGTTGTCGAGTGCCCTGAAGAACTAGTAACTATTGTTGAACCAAAGGTCAAGCAGTTTATGGAAGAAGGCGCTAATAAATTTATGCGACGGATTCCTATGATTGCTGACCCAGAAATATCAGATCATTGGCAAAAGTAATACACCCATACTTCTTTGTAGGTATGGCTAAGCCAGATAGATTAGAAGTAGTTTATGATATAAAAGCACGGGAGGTTTTGCCTCCCGCTTTTTTGCTCAATCCTACCGACGATGAAGGCTGTAGAATAATAACTATTGTCTGTAGAGACTATAAGGAAAGAGTAGATGATGTACTTAGTATATCTAGAAAAGGACATCTTGTTGCACCTAGACACTGGTGTATGTTTTTGTTAAGAAAACTTACAGGTATGACCTTCAAGAAGATAGCTACATACTTTGCTTCTGTAGATCATTCTACTATTGTCTATGCTGTACAAAAGATAGAGGGTAGAATAGATGTATACCCTGCCTACAAAAATAAATACGAACATTACCTAAATCTATTAGAATGACTAGAGATGAAAGACAAAAGCAGTCTTTAAATGCTTGGACCGTACAAGGTTATCAAGGGTGCTTACAGGCTGTAACAGGTTTTGGTAAGACTCGAATAGCTATGATGGCAATCAAAGGCTTGAAGAAGAAAGGCCTAATAGATACAGCTACTGTTACTGTACCTACTATAGTATTGAAAGATCAGTGGACAGAAGAACTACAAAAGTTTGGAATCAAAGATTTTACTACTGTAGTGGTAAACAATACAGCAGCTATGAGACCTGAAGAATACGCATGTGACCTTCTCATTTGTGATGAGGTACATACTGTTCCGACGGATACTAGAGATGTTATACTAGACATAAAGCACAAATACTTTCTAGGTCTTAGTGCTACTATCGAGAGAACAGATGGTAGGCATCAAGAGATACTAGATAGGTATCCTGTGTTTGATGAGGTTAAGTTCGACGAGTGTGTAAAGAATGGATGGATTAGCCCATACAAGATTTACAATGTACCTGTTGAAATGCCTGCTGATCTTATGGCTGAGTATGGCAAGGCTGATAGACAGTTCAGAGGAATAGCTATGAAGCTTAGTCAGCATGGTCCTTCGATGACTGTAGCCAACACCTGGAGGATACACGGCGACGGTAAACAAAGGCAGCTCAGTGCTCTGTATTACAAGCATATGAATGCTAGAAAAAAGCTATGTATCAACAACCCAAATAAGATAGAAATTGTAAAAAATATTGTATCTTTATGCCCCGACAGATACGGGATAATCTTCTCGCAATCAATCGGTTTCGCCGATGAGATTACTGAATCCATCGGAGAAGAAGCTGTAACATTTCACAGTAAGTTAGGAAAGAAAAAGCAGAAAGAGATCCTTGAGAACTTCATGGATCAGGACTCTTCTACTCGTGTTATTTCCTCCGTCCAAGCTTTGGATGCGGGCTTTGACTTTGTAGATCTTTCTCTTGCTGTTGTGGCTGCTGGCTATAGTAGTAAGCTTACCAATATACAACGGACAGGTCGTACTGTTCGTGCTAAAGAAGGTAAGGATGCTATCATAATTAATCTATATAGCGAGGGGACACAAGAGAAACGCTGGTTAGAGCAGAGGCAGAAGGACGATAAAAATGTTACTTACTTGAAGACAGAAGAGCTATATGAGATATGCAATAGAATTTCCGCAAAAGAAACTGTTGAGTCCGAATGAGCAAGTATACCTGCAGTTACTACAGGAGAAAGCTTATGATAAACTACAAGAGTTTGACTACCCTATTGATCTAACACGTATGGTAGAGGCTGGGGTCATCATGAATACTAGTGATGATCCCAGCAAGATTATCTTATCTACTAAGGATAAGTCCAATGTAAAAGACATTGAGTCTTGGATAGACGATTATCGTAAACTATTTAGGAACAAAAAGTCTGGTGCAATGGGCTCTAGAAAAGCTTGTGTATTTAAGATGAAAAAGTTTATAGAAGAATATCCTACTTATGCTAGTGTAGACTTGATACTAGGGGCAACCCAAAGGTATATCAATAGCGAGAGTCGTAACAACTACACATATCTGCAGAGAGCAGACTATGTGATAAGTAAGAAGGATGTAGACTCTGTGAACTCTAGGCTTGCTACATTCTGTGAAGAGGTAGCTGAGTTAGAAGACAAACAAGAGAAGTTTAACCCTGCTGGAAGGCAGACAATCTAGATTATTATGGCAGAGTTACACGAAACTCTTATGGGCAGAAAGCTCATAGAGGGTGACGTTCCTCGTATGATAACAGCTTTAGAAAGAATAGCCAACGCGTTAGAGAATAACGCTAAGACTGAACTAGCTAAAGCTTTTCTTACGGAGATGACAGAAAGCGATATAGATATATCCGATGGAGAAGTATTGGACATAGTCTATGAATTATTATTAACCGGTAAACAAAAAGAATAATGGGATGGATGAAGGAAGTATGGAGACTAATGCATGAAGAGCAGAGGTCTTATGATGAAGCTATTGACATTGTTGCTGCAGAAAGACAGCAGCGAGAACTAGAGTATCAAGAACTACAGATGTCAAAGCATGAGCGATATCCAGAAAACTAAAGATCGCTTTTGGAAAGAGGTTGAACGAGGTAAGCAAGGCCTGAATGAGGGTCTGCCTATGGGGTTCAATCGTCTGACTAAAGTTATTTGCAATGTTCAGAGAGGTCGCTATGATCTATGGGGCGGAGGTACTGGTACTGGTAAATCTTCTGCTGTCCTAGATGCATATGTGATTAACCCTATTGAGTACATGTTGTCTAACGAACAACCACTGAAGCTTAGAGTAAAGTATTACAACCTAGAGATGGCGACTATGCCTCTTATGGCTAAGCTAATGGCTCGTAGAGTTTTCGAACAGTCTGAAGGTAAGTATCTACTTAGCGTAAATAAAATCTTTGGTCGAGGCAACTATAGACTATCTGCAGAAGAAGATAGACTACTAGGAGAAGCTCAAGATTACTTTGACATGTTGACTCAGCATGTTGAGTTTGTGGATGGATCTGTAAGTCCTTTGTTTGTTTACAAAGACTTGCTTAAACTAGCTAATGAGATTGGTACTGTTACTAAACAACAGAATGGTCACTGGGATTTTGTTCAACATGATCCTAACCTTATCGTTGTAGTAGTGATAGACCACGTAGGTTTGATTACACCTAACAAAGATCATGGAGGAAATAAGAAGAAAGCTATTGACGATTTATCGGAGATGCTTATTAAGTTCCGTAACAGATGTGGCTTTTCTCCTGTTGTGGTTAGTCAGTTCAACAGATCTATCGAGGGTATGGATAGAAAATCTAATTCGCACCCTGACCCTCAGTTATCAGATTTCAAAGACAGTGGTAACCCAGCGCAAGATGCTGATACTGTTGTTGCTTTGTTCAATCCTATTCGTCATAGGCTTGCTAATCACAATGGCTATGATATGAATACCTTCGGTTCTTTCTACAGAGGTATCTCTGTCCTTAAGAATCGAGACGGTATAGACAATGTCGATATAGCCATGGGCTTTATTGGCGCAGTCGGTAAACTAAAAGAGCTACCAACTGCAGACGAGTTAAAAGCAAGACCTGATCTTGTGAAAAAAGTTCTAAACTATTTTAATATAAATACATAATGGCTACACTAGTGTACGTTGTAGGTAGATCTGGCTCCGGCAAGTCTACTTCTATTTGTCCTATTGATCAAGTAGGTATCAAGGGTCTTGACCCTAAGTCTACTGTGATTGTTAATACGGACCAAAAGCCTTTACCTGCTCCTGGGTTTACAAAAATGTATGGAGAGGATAAAGGTAACTATTACAAAACCAATGATACCTTGGCGGTTATCGAGAACATCTTGAAGCCGTGTCATAAGAAGGAGAATGTTAAGAGTATTGTTATCGATACTTGGTCTCGTCTTCAGACTGACACTGTGATGTCTACTCGTTTCCGCAAACGTTCTGGTTTTGATAAGTGGGCAGAGTTTGCTGGTGCTCAGTACGATCTACTGAACATTGTAAACGATAAGCTTAGAGATGATATCATTGTCTACCTCTTTGCTCACCCAGAGACTACCTTTGATGAGGATGGTTTCCCTCAAGAACGTATTGCTGTTCAAGGTCAACAACTTAAGAAGTTTGTCCCTGAGTCTTTCAGTTCTATTGTTCTATATGCTGAGCCTTCTAAGATGGCTGGGCAAGGAATCAAGTTTGGGTTCCGTACTATTAACAGTGGTGCAGACACCTGCAAAAGTCCTATTGGATTATTCGAAGACGACTTTATCGCCAATGACCTTGGTCTAGTTGATGAGTCTATTCGTACATACTATAACCTCTAATAAATTAAATAATGGAGTTTTCATTTGGAATCCCTTCGCAGCGGGGAAAATCAACAGCTGCAACTAATTTTTGTACAGGTACTCCAGCTCTTGTAGTACTTAAGAATGCTGGTCCTCGTACTAGCAAAGTAATGGTTCTTAATGCTGAAGCATGTGAGTCCCTTGGTTTGGAAGACGGAGGCAGTATTGCTTTTGACTTTACTAAGTCTTCTCCAGTTGTAGTTAATACTACTGGTATGGAACTACCTAAGGGTCAGGCTTACACTGTCAAGTCTAAGAAAGAATATGGCGGTCTGACTATGAGAGACAGCAAGCTATGGGCTTACTTTGTAAAGACATACAACTTAGATGAAACTGCTGATAGCAACTTTATCTTTGGAGATATGCTAAGCAATGATCCTAAAGCTATCCAAGTTAGTTTGGAAGAAAAGGCTAATGAAGATCAGCTTTCTATTTTAGACATCCCTCAAGAAGCTTTGTACTCTTCTAACGGAGATACTCAAACTAATGAGTCGGATGTATCTTATACATCTAATAATTATTAATCCTTAAATTTTAACAAGAATGGCTAAGACATTCAATCTTAACGACGCATCTTATGATGCAGGTTCAAATTCAGCAATCTTTAACAATGGAGTTGCTGGTGTAGTTGATAACTGTAAGGCTCGACTAGAGCGTACAAAGCAGGACGATAAAGAGAATCCTAATGCTCCTGATTACAAGATCTTCTTTGCTGATTCAGCCGGAGCAGAAGTAAACATGGCCTTCTGGTATCCAAAAGAGGATGACTCTGACGAGAATATTATTCGTTTCTTGAAAAAGCTTAAGCATATTGCCCACTGTTTCTGTGGTGATGATGCTCAGCTTCCTTCAGGTAATCCGAAAGCTATCCTTGACGGAGTTATGAAGATGGTCAAAGACACTGGACTAGCAATGCCAGTTCGTGTAATGACTAACTACGGTACTAATGGTTACGAGAAGCGCTACCTAAGTGTTCGTAACTTTGTGCCGTTCATCGAGCCAATGAGCGTTCTTAAAGATGATACTAGACTACGTAATAGTAACATCGAAAACTTCCAACGCCCTGCTGCTGAAGAGACATCCGGTGCTGTAGCTACGTCTACTACATCAGATGACGACGATTGGGATTAATCAAAATAGAGCCTTATCTTAGGCTCTTTTTTTGTCTCAATGGAATTTGATCTAAACAGTAGTCTGTATGATCCTATAGTATATAAAGAAGATATTCTCCGACATGTTGGAGAGTATGACATTCTTAAATACTATTTTCCAAAACTTCAGCTAGATGTAGCAAATAAATCACCACTTAGAGAAGACTCTGTCCCGTCGTTCGGCGTAACGATGAGGACAGGGTTTCTTTATTGGAGAGACTTTGCTAGTGGCGAGTATGGTAACATTTGGTCCCTTGTAGCTCAGTCTATGGGGACCGATTTTACCGGAGCTTTACAAGTGATAGCTAGAGATTTTGGAATCAGACAAGGCGCTGATTTCAAAAAGATTGCAACTTCCATCAAAAGAGTACCTGTTCCAGAGAAAAAGCAGGTAGAGATTGGAATAAGAACTCGTAAATGGAAGCCTCGTGATAAAGATTTTTGGACGCAATTCGGAATTAATAAACCAACGCTTGAAAGATATTTGGTTTCTCCTATTGATTTTATGTTTTTCAATGGTCATCCTGTTAAGGCGGACCATTGTTCGTATGTTTACCGTGAACTCAAAGACAAAGTCTTGACCTTCAAGATTTATCAGCCTTTTAGTGAAGAACGAAAATGGATAAGTAATAACAACCAATCCGTATGGGAGGGTTGGTCTCAGCTCCCTGAGACAGGTGATCATTTGATCATCACATCATCTAGAAAAGATACAATGAGTATCGTAAATGTTGCAGGTATGAATGCTGTAGCCCTACAAGGCGAAGCTATGAAACCTAAGCAACATGTCGTTCAACAATTAAAAGATAGGTTTGATAAAGTCTATGTCCTATACGACAATGACTTTGATAATCCTAATAACCCTGGTAGAACTTTAGGTAAAAAGATAGCGTCTGAGTTTAATCTAACTCAGATTGAAATACCTGACAACTACAAGTCTAAGGATTTCAGTGATCTGATTAAAACACACGGTAAGTATAATGCTAATAGTGTTTTACAAAAGTTACTGATATGAAACTACAATCCTCGTCAGCTGCAGTGGACGTAAAGACGAACATGCAGATGACATCTATTAAAGCGGAACTAGCGCAAGATAAACTCCACAAGATGTGGGACTTGCTACAGTCTCCGTACAGAGATCCTATTGCCTCTTTGATTAGAGAGTATGTAAGCAACTGCTTCGACTCTCACATAGAAGCTGGGGTCAACACTCCTGTTTATGTTACTTTAGAAGAAGATCAGTCTGGTTGGTACTGGGCTTGTGAAGATTTCGGTGTAGGTCTATCGGAAGATAGGTGCAAGAATATCTTCATGAAGTATTTGACTTCTACTAAAGAAGAAACTAATGATCAGATCGGTGCCTTTGGTATGGGCTCTAAGTCTGGTCTTGGTTATACTGATGTTGTGCACATCCGTACTAGGTTCGATGGAACAGAGTACAGATACATGTTGCACAAAACTACTGATGCTCCTACCCTTGCTCTTATGGATTTCTATCCTACAGACAAGCGTAATGGTACTCAGATTAAAATCTACCTGAAAGACAACTGGGATGAGCAGGATAAGTTTGTTCGTAAGACTGAACAACAGCTGACTTACTTCGACAATGTGCACTATGGCGGTAAGCTTGACTCACTAAACGAAGACTTTGTTGTATACAAGGGCAGAAACTTTCAAGTAAAGCCTAGCTGTACTTTGAAGGCTATGCATCTTGTTATCGGCAATGTAGCTTATCCTATTAACTGGGAAGCGATAGGTAAGACTGAGATAGACATACCTATAGCACTTATATTTGAGATTGGGGATCTACCTGTAATCTTTACTCGTGAAGATATTCGTTACACTGATGATGCTGTTAGTAAGATTAGAAATAAGATTGCTGCAGCAGAGAAAGAGCTCATAGACCTGGCTACTCCTAAGACTAAGGAGATAGATGATCTACAAGCGTATATCGATGCTAAGACTGGTAATGTTCAAGTAAGGTTTAGCGACTCTTACTCTTTGGTGTTACCCGAGTTCTTAGCAAATCAGGTAGATATTTCTGGAATTACTTATGGGCCTAACCCTTATCTGAGTAGTAAGTGTTTGAAGAAAGAGTATTATAGTTCTACTGTTATAGGCTCCATGTTTGCTAGAGTTGTGTCCAATCTTAGAAGGCTTCAGAATGGTAGGAACATATCTTGCAACTGGTACAATGTGGCTGACAGGTATCGTAAGACTACTACTACAAGTCGTCATCAACATACGAAGAGAATCCTTATGGATGAGCCCTCTGATCCTAGAAAGAACAGATGGATCTCTCAGTTTATATCACCCTATGCAGATTTATTTGTAGACAACCGTGATCAGTTAAAGCTTGCTGACTACAAGTATATGTTACAACTCAAAGCTGTTCCTAAGGCAACTTGGAGACAACAGATACAGTGGCATCAGAAGTGGGCAGAGGAGAACTTTGAGTTGTTCTTTGACTACAAGTATTCTGAGATCGAAGTACCTGATGACTTTGAGAAGAAGGCTAAGGCTAGTATTTCTCGTGTAGTTGTAGGATCTGGTGAGATCAGATACAAGAACTATCGTGAGACTGAGACTACTAGCTGGGGCCAGCTTGAAAACATACATGTTACTGCTGACCTTGAGAAGAGTAAGATAGACGAGCTCAA